CGGCTGGCGAGTATGTTATTGCCGAGAACGATCAAGGCGTCATCGACACGCTAGGCCGACGCTTTACCATGACGGTGGCTCAGGTAGTGCAGAAGTTTGTCTTTGACCCGTTCACTGAAAAGATGAACTGGGAAGGCACGTCGAAGGCAACTAAGAAAAATTGGGACAATCATAACTATGACGAGCTGGTTGAGATTGTTCATGTCATAGAGCCAAGGCTATTGGCGGATCGTGACCTTGGTAAACGTGACGCACTCAACATGCCCTTTAAGAGCTGTTACTTTGAGTATGGCGCTGAAGGTGATGAGCTGTTGATGGAGAGCGGTTACAAGAAATTTCCTGCTTATGTGCCGCGCTGGGATGTTCTTGGGGGCGATATTTATGGCAGGTCACCGGGACAGGATCATTTACCTGACGTTCGTCAGCTACAGCACCAACAGAAACGAAAGGCGCAGGCGATTGACAAGATGGTCAACCCGCCAATGACAGCTCCGACTAGTCTGAAGGGCAAGCCGTCCACTGTACTGCCGGGGCAGACAACCTACGTTGACCCCATGCAGGGAACCCAAGGCTTCGCTCCTGCCTACCTCGTACAGCCTCGCATCCAAGAATTGATGATGGACATACAGGAAGTGCAGGACCGCATACAGCGTGGGTTCTACGCTGATCTGTTTGCCATGATGATTAATTCAGACCGTCGTCAAATGACGGCGACGGAAGTGGTGGAGCGACATGAAGAAAAACTGGTGCTGCTTGGGCCTGTGCTGCAGCGGCTGAACGTCGAGCTGCTTGACCCCTTGCTGGACGACGTGTTCGACTTCGCTCTAGATGCCGGTATCCTCCCAGAGCCTCCACAGGCTCTTGCTGGCGAAGAGCTTGAAGTTGAGTATGTAAGCCTGCTCGCACAGGCTCAGCAGGCAGTCGCTGCTACCGCAATGGAGCGCACGCTTGGCTTCGCAGGAAACATGGTTGCCGTGTTTCCCGAAGTTACCGACAACATCAATTCGGATGAAGCGCTTCGGCAGTACGGCGACATCTTGGGTATATCTCCCGACATTATGCGAGACGAAGACGAGGTGGCCCAAATGCGTGAGGCTCGCGAGCAAGAGCAGCAACAGGCACAAGCAATGGAACAAATGGCCCCATTGGCTCAAAACGCCAAGGTTCTTAGCGAGACGGATACGCAGAACCCCAACGCTTTGACTGATCTTCTAGGCACAGGGCAGTCAGTAGTATGATTGCACAGAAAGTATACGACGCCTCTGACGAGGAGCAGGTCCGACAAGCTCGGATTGAGGAGGAGGATACTGAGAAGGATATCGACTTCATTATGTCGCAACCGAGGGGCAGGCGTTGGGTGTACCGACTGCTACATGAACCGTCGCTGTCACATATTGAAAACCAGAGCTTTGTACCGGGGTCATCTGACGCAACTGCCTTCAACGAAGGCGCTCGGTCAGTGGGTACTAGAGTTCTAAACGAGGTCAAAAGGCAACCTAAAATGTACATGCGGATGCTGGAGGAAAATGCGTTCGATGAATGAAGGAGAATGTAATGGCTGAAGAAGCTGTAGCAGAAGAGATCACCGAAGAGCCGTCTGCAGAGGCGGTTGAAGAAGCACCTGCTGAGGAGACTGAGCAGGCTGCTGAGGGTGAGAAGACTCCAGAAACCCTGCTGTCGGGTGACGAGGGTAAGGAGGAAGAAGGAGTTCCAGACGAGTACACGTTTGAAGCTCCAGAGGGTGTGGAAGTAAGTGAGGAAGCGCTAGCTCAATTTGCCGATACGGCAAAGGAGTTAAAACTTTCTCAGGCGCAATACCAATCCCTCATTGAGTATGACATGCAACGGCAAGCGGACGCTGCCAAAGCCATGTCGGATCAATACAACAACCGTGTAGCTGAGTGGGCTGAAGAGGCTAAGGCGGACAAGATAATCGGTGGCGAATCGCTGGACGAAAATCTTGGACTAGCCAAACGGGCGATTGAGACTTTCGGAGACAGTGATCTGGCTCAGATTATGGCTGCTCCGTCTGCCGAGAACCCTGACGGACTTGGGCTTGGAAACCACCCCGCAATGATACGGCTGTTCTATCGCGTTGGGCAGTCCATAAGCGAAAGCACTCTGGTGACTGGAGACAGCAAAGTCGAAGGGCCATCAGCGCTTGAGCGTATGTATCCCAGCATGTTTCAACAAGCAGGGTAAGGAGCTAGGATATGGCAACCCTCAGTGTGAAGAACCCGACCCTAGCCGATTTGGCAAAGGTCACTGACCCCGACGGGTCAATCGCGGACGTTGTGGAAATCCTCAACTCCACGAACGAAATTCTTCAGGACATGACGTTCCTTGAAGGAAACCTTACTACAGGCCACAGAACGTCTATTCGTTCCGGTCTGCCGACACCAACTTGGCGTAAACTCTACGGCGGCGTTCAGCCGACGAAGAGCCGCGCCGTACAGGTGACGGACAACTGTGGAATGATGGAAGACTATGCGGAAGTCGATAAGGCTCTCGTAGACATGGCGGGTGACCCCGCTGCCTTCCGTCTTCAAGAAGATCGCCCACACATTGAAGGCATGAACCAAGAGTTCGCGTCTACTCTGTTCTACGGCGATGAAAGCACCGCACCTGAAGAGTTCACGGGTTTGGCTGCACGCTACAACAGCTTGTCATCTGAAAACGCTGACAACATTGTTGACGCTGGCGGCACTGGCTCGGACAACGCTTCAATTTGGCTTATCTGCTGGGGACCGAATACCTGTCACGGTATTATTCCCAAAGGGTCAAAGGCCGGTGTTCAACAGCGTGACCTCGGTGAAGTGACCATTGAAAATGTCGATGGTTCTAATGGGCGTATGCAGGCATACCGCACGCATTATCGTTGGGACGTGGGCCTCACGGTTCGCGACTGGCGTTATCTTGTGCGTGTCTGCAACATTGACCGCTCTGAATTAACCGCTGACAAGTCAGGTAGTTCTGCTGATCTTAACGACATCATGCACCAAGCATGGACGGAGCTGCCCAGCACTACGGCAGGTCGCTGCGCTTGGTACATGGACAAGCAGATTCTGTCCTTCTTGCGTCGTCAGTCTTCGGATGGTGTCAAAAACTCGACGCTCTCTGTGGACATGGTTGGTGGTACAATGCAAACGTCATGGGGTGGGTTGCCAATCCGCCGTTGTGACGCCTTGCGTACTAACGAAGCCCGTATCACCTAATCGGCGTCCCTTCAACTGTCCAGATATAGGAGATCGCTATGATTTTGGACGAACTTCTTGAGTTTGCAGACGCTACTGCACTCGACACGTCAGGGACTGACACCGACCTAATTGGTGACGTGATAGACCTTGGCGCAACCACACCCGACCTTGGCAATGGTCAACCTGTGTACCTCGTGATCCAAGTGGACACGACTGTTACTTCAGGCGGCTCTGCTACGGTTCAATTCCACCTCGCATCTGATGCGGCGGCGGCCATAGCAACGGACGGTTCAGCGAGCTACCATTACTCGTCTGCTGCCATTGCGAAGGCCACCCTCGTAGCTGGTTACGAAATCATTACTCCAGTACCTCTTGGCACTTATGAGCGGTATCTCGGAATTCTGACCACAACCGGCACAGCGGCTCTTACGGCAGGAAAAATTAATGCCTTCCTGACGCTTGATCCGAAGGGTTGGAAGTCATACCCGGACGCCACTAACTAAGTGGCCCAAACAGGGGGAGGCACTTGTGCCTCCCCCTACTTTGCTAGGAGAGATAAATGCCCCAAGTGGTTTTTAAAGAAGACTTCTTTGACGGGAGTCGTCGTTATAAGGCGCACGAGACTTACGACGTTCCTGACAGCGTTGTGCTTCCGACGCAGGATATTATTAGCATTGACGGTAAGCCTTTTACGCCTGCCCCAAAGGTAGCAGTTCGCGCCAGAAATGAGGACGGCACTCTTAAAGCGGATGACCCTAAGACGCCTGACGTTAACGAGGCGTGGGAAGGGGGCAAAAAGCCAAAGGCCAAGCGTAAGACTAAAAAGAAAGCTAGCTAAATGGCGAGCCAAGTCCAAATCGCCAAGCTGGCTCTTCAGCACCTTGGAGATCGCTACGACATAAGTGATCTTAGCGAGGCAACCGTTGAGGCTGAACAGGTCAATCTGATTTTTGAAGACACTAGAGATTGGCTGTTACGCCAGCACCCTTGGAACTTTGCTAAAAAGTACGCCTCCCCTGCTGAGCTGACAGGGAGCGGGACGACTGCTGTTCCGGGTAACTGGGAGCGCATGTACTTGTATCCTCCAGACGCAGTTCGCATGGGTGGAATAATTAACCCTCTAGGTGACGATCAACCTGCTTTAAAATTTGAGGTTGCTAGAAACGCCAGCGACGAGCGTATCATCTTATGCAATGTTGAAGATGCCGAGATTTTTTACACTGCTAGGATCACTGACCCCACAGATTTTGACCCTGAGTTTACAATGGCGTTCAGTTACGCACTAGCCTCAAAAATGGCAATGCCGCTAACTGGAGAAAGAGCTATCGCGGGTGACCTTATGGCTGAGGCCCGAAACCACATTAACAGTGCTTGGGAAACGGATAGCAACGAAGGTGTCGAAGAAAGCGCTCCAGATGCCGACTGGATTAGAGCAAGGACAGGGGTAGTCAACAACGTCAACACGTTTACGGCAAGCAGTACATGACCAAGGTTATTCAGGCCAATTTTGCGGGGGGTGAGGTATCTGATGCCGTTGCCGCTCGTGTAGATATTGACAAGTACAAGACATCCGTTGCCAAAGCGGAAAATATGTTTGTGCAGGTTCATGGCGGCCTGAGCAGTCGGACTGGGCTACAGTTTATTGCAGAAGCGAAGACCCCGGCAAACACAGTTAGGCTAATACCTTTCGAGTTTAACACCAGCCAGACTTATATCTTGGAGCTAGGCCATCAGTATATGAGGGTCTATAAAGACGGGGGACAGGTGCTGTCCACGTCAGTGACGGATAGCATTAACGGCATTACCGTTGCCAATCCAGCGGTCTTGACTTGTACGGGGCATCCATTTTCTGACGGGGATGACGTCTACATAAGCGGTATTGTTGGGATGACCCAGCTTAATCAAAGGACGTTTCGCGTATCCAACAAAACAACAAACACCTTTCAGCTTACCGATTTTGATGGCACTGCGATCAGTAGCGCTGCTTACACTGCCTACTCCTCTGGCGGCACAGTTTCCAAAGTGTTTGAGCTTGCTACTCCTTACGCTGCTGCTGATCTGTTTAATATAAAATATGTTCAGACCGCAGATGTGATGACGCTCACACACCCAACTTACGAGCAACGTAACCTCACTCGTACAGATCACGACGCTTGGACATTGTCGGTTATTGAGTTTCAGCCTGAGCAAGCGTTCCCTACAGGGATAGGCGTGACCGTTAACAGCACGGGCAGCGAAACGGATCGCTACGTTGTTACGGCTGTTAATAGGGACACTGCTGAGGAAAGCTTGCGAGGGCTGAACAGTACAGCGAAGAGCATCACGGCAATTACTAAAGCTGATCCGGGTGTGGTAACGAGCAGCTCGCATGGATTTTCAAATGGAGACGAGGTTTACATTCAATCTGTTGGGGGCATGGTTGAGGTTAATAACGAGGTTTACAAGGCTGCAGGTGTGACGACAAACACATTTAATTTGACTGACACGACTGGAGCTAACGTCAACACGACGAACTTTACAACGTATACTTCTGGCGGAACGGCAAACCAGATGTTTGTCAAAGTGACTAACTCTCACGAGACTAGGGACAACACTGTTGCTTGGACAGCAGCGGCAGACGCAGAGAGTTACAATGTTTACCGAGAAAAAAATGGACTGTTTGGTTTTATTGGAAGGACGGAGGACACGTCATTTACGGACAGCAACGTCGCTCCCGATACCACAGACACGCCTCCGAGAACCCGTAACCCTTTTACCGGGACCGACACATATCCAAGCACTGCAGGGTATTATCAGCAACGGAAGCTGTTTGGAAATTCTAACACGCACCCCCAACGAATATACATGACACAGACAGGCCACTTTTCAAACCTGTCCGTTTCCAGTCCTGCTCGTGACGATGACGCTATAACAGTAACGCTATCCTCCAGACAAGTGAACGAGATACGCCATTTCGTCAGCCTGTCGGATTTGATTGTGTTAACGTCAGGGGGAGAATGGATCATCTCAGGCGTGGACGATGTTATCACACCTTCAGGTATTCAAGCGAAGCCTCAGTCGTACTTTGGCGCTACAGAGGTCCAGCCGATTGTCGCTGGGGACATTGTTCTTTTTGTACAGCCGGGTCAGACCGTTCGCGATCTTGGTTATGAATTTTCTACCGACAGTTACAAAGGCAACGACGTTTCGATACTGGCTCGCCACCTTCTTGACTATAACACAATTACAGACTGGAGCTTTGCTCAAGCCCCTTACAGTCTGATTTGGACGACGCGAGACGACGGCGTCATGCTCTGCCTAACCTACTCTCGGGAGCAGCAAGTGTTTGGGTGGACCCGTCATGTAACAAAAGGTGATTTTAAGAGCGTAGCCTCTGTCCGAGAGGGGGACGACGACTTTAGTTATTTTGTTGTGGAAAGAAAAATTGGCACGCGCACAACCCAGTACGTTGAGCGCATGTCCTCTAGAGACTTTACAGACGTTCAAGATGCGTTTTTTGTAGACAGTGGGCTAACGTATGACAGCCCAGTTACGATCACAGGATTTACGAACGCCAACCCGATTGTCATAACCGCTTCAAGTCACGGGTTTGAAAATGGGGACAAAGTAGACATAACCGGGATTAAGGTCGTAGACAGCACCGAGACAAGGGGCTGGGCCTATGACACTGAGATTGAAGGCACGGGATACACTGTTGCCAACAAGACCACCCACACTTTCGAGCTACAGAATAACAGCGCAAACGTCAACGGTTCATCTTTTAAAGTTTATCACTCTGGCGGCCAAGTCCGTAAGCAAGTTAGCGAGGTCAGCGGACTTTGGCATCTTGAAGGGGAAAGCGTTGTTGCTCTTGCTAACGGATATGTAGTCAGAGATTTGACGGTAGCCAGCGGCAAGGTTACTTTGCCTGATGCGTCTAGTCGCATACACATAGGGCTTCCCTACACGGCAGAAGTAGAGAGCCTTAGACTGGACAACGGCAACGCTGCCGACACCATTCAGGGGCGCAATAAGAAGATTAGCAAGTTGACGCTAAGATTTGAGAGAACATTAGGCGGATGGGTAGGGCCAGATCGCGATCACATGCGCGAGATGAAATATGGGCTTGTTGCCTTATACGGGCAGCCGCCTGATTTTATTACAGACGACAAGGCGATTACTCTTAGCCCCAGTTGGAATAAGGACGGCCAGATTGTTGTCCAGCAACGTGACCCATTGCCGATGACTTTGCTCGCTCTTGTCCCTGACGTTGTGGCGGGAGGGAACTGATGATTAGAGACTTAACCGTAGAAGATGTTCCCGCCATCATAGCGCTGGCTCGTGTAATGTCAGAAGAGGCTGGCCCCCTGTTACATGCAGAGAGGACATCTTACATCTTGTCTTCTATTTTAGGATTAGACACTGTTTTTGCTCAGGGGGATGTAAGAGAAGACGGTTGCCGCTCTATGTTAATTGGAGAGATTAGCGAGCATCCTTTTCTAAACGCCGTTTTTGCTCAGGAGCTTGTAATCTACACACACCCCGATTATCGCGGGGGGATAGGTGCTGTTAAGCTAATAAAGAACTTTACCTCGTGGGCAGAAGAAAAAAATGTTGATTACATAAAGCTGGAGGCTACTGCAGGTATCAACAATGACCGAGCGTCAAAATTGTTTAGTAGGTTAGGGTATAACTCTGCAGGGTTCTTAGCCTTCTATCCTGTAAGGGGGGAGCTATGGCAGCAACATCAACTATAACGGCTATTGCCGCTGTAGGCAGCACTGCAATGAGCGTTATGGGCGCGTATCAGCAGTCTAGAGCTGCTCAGGCTCAGGCTCGGTATCAGGCGCAGGTAGCCCAGAACAACGCAATCATTGCTCAGCAAAACGCAGATCGTATCCGCCAGAACATGGAACAGGCGGAAGACGAGCAGCGTGAGCGGATTGCTCAGACAAAAGGTGCTGCACGGGCCGCTATGGGGGCGACTGGGTTCCTTGTAGACGATACGGAAGACAGCACCTTCTCCCTTATTCAACAGGACATTATGGAGCTGGGCGAGTATGACATTTTGAAGCTTCGTGATAACTATGAACAGGAAGCACGCTCTGCCGAGATACAGGGAATTAACTATCAAGCCCAAGCAGGGCTTAACCGTTTAGAGGCAAGCAGCTATAGCCCGTTTATGGCTGCTGCTGGCACTCTTATCGGTGGCGCAGGTAAAATTGCGTCAGCGGGTAAAGATGCAGGGTGGTGGAAATAATGGCACGCATACCGACAGTAGCAGCACCGGGGCAAGCCGTAGGAACAGTCAAGACAGGTTTCACACCTCAACCTTTCCAGCGGTTAAGTACCTCTATTGAGATGTTTGGCGGCGGGGCTGCTAACACTCCCGATCAGCTTGGACAGGCTCTTTCTACTTTGGGCGCTGACCTTGACGCCATGAACAAAGCAGACGACAAAGTCTCCAGCCTTAAAATGCAGGCAGAGATTGATGCGCGTACTGCTGAATACCAGAAACAAATAAAGAGTGTTGAAGGGCAGGAGCGTCTAGACATGCTTGCTGGTACGCACTCCAGCCAGATGGGGGGCGGCTACAGTTTAGAGCAGCAGTATCAACAAGATTTAAAGAACATTCGTTCTAACTATCAATTTTCCACCGCTACAGGAGGCGAGGTTGCGGACATTGCCATAACAGCTAGCCAGACGAAATTTACTAAGGACGCTTTTGTTGAAGGGCTAAAGGCGCGAAAGCTCGTCCAGAAGCAGACTGTCGCGGCAGTTATTGGTGCTGCTACCCTTAGTGCAACGCAAGCGGTAACGCCTGAAGGTGCTGTCGCTTTTGCTTCTGTTGATAAAGCGTTAGGGAAAGTTGCCACTGCCGTGAAAGACCCCGAGATAGGCATGGCTGAGCAGGGAGGAATTACTGATCCTAAGCAAATTGCCCTTTTAGTTCAGGAGCAGCAAGCGCTCGTTATTGCAAAGGTCTTTGACGAGATGGTGTCAAAAGGAAATTATTTGGCTGCATCTGAATTGGTTGCTAACTACACAAAGAAAGGAGAAGCTCTTTCGGGGACTCCTTCCGCTGCCGTTCTTCAAGCAAAGGTACTTCCTTTCCGAAACACAATACAGGGCCAAAAGGAATTTGCAGCAGTCCTAAAGGCTGTGAACAATGACCCTGTAAAGCTGCAGGAAAGAATTTACAACGAGACTGATCCTAACAAGCAAAAAAGGTTAATCGCTGAACACACTAAGTATAATCGCGTAGTGGCTGCACAGAGAGAAGAAGCTATAGCTAATGAGGTTAAAAATGCTTTTGGTAGACTTGCTCAAGGGTTGCCCATAAGGGCAGACGACTTGCCTACGCTAAGTAAGTATCACCCTCGCACTGCTTTTCAATTTGTAACAGGACAAACAGGAGCGGCTACCCGCATCGCTGAAACTCAAGAGCAAATAGAATGGCAAGGTGCTGGGGGAGGTCAACCCAACGCCGCTATGGGGCGGGTTATGGATACACTGTTCAAGACTAATCCAGCGCAAGCTATCACTCTTGCAAGAAGCGAAGGGATTAAACGCTTTATAGGGGCGGAGCAGCACGCCGCTCTACAACAGCAGGCCGTTCAAGCGCAGAAAGCAATAGATGACGCAGCGGAAGGCGCGTTCAATCTTCCTTCCCAACTTAAAGTTATTTATGGCGGCAATACAAATGCTGCTAGAAAAGCAAAACAAGTTTTTGGAAAGCACGCACAGACTCTAATGGAGGTTGTTAACGAAACTCGTCGCAAAGCCGCCGAAGACGGAAGGAAGGCTTCCACACCCGAAATTAACAAGGCGTTAGCTCAGCGTCTTATTGAGATTGAAAGCGAACCTCCAAACGCTACGCTTCCTGTGTTTGGGCGGGTTGGAGGCGGGTTTGATTACGCATTTATTGTATCTGGAGGGCTTCCCGAGGACACCGCCATTCTAGAGGCTACTACCAGAAACGCCCGTGTTCTTGGTACAGCGCTTGGAGTAGACACTAAGACGGTAAAGGCGGCGCTTACTGAACCGACAACCCTAAAGGACTTAGCGAATAAGCTAGGTGTAAAGACGCCAAAAACTATTCAAGAAGCTGTTGAGGAACAGGCTCGATTAGAAAATTTGGCGCTTCAGCAGGGGTACTCTTGGGATTTTGTTACTCAGCTTTTAGAGAAAAGAGGCGCTAAAATAAGCGATGTAACCGTAAATAGACTTTTACTAAACCTACAACGAAACAACACCTCTTATAGAGAATGGTTGGCGGGTCAGTAATGGCAGACACCCTAACCCCTGCTGAAAAGTCTGCGCTAGAAGGTATAGGGGACGACGCTCCTCCCCCCTCCCCCTCGTTTAGTATTTTGCCTCTCCCAGATGCTGTTAAACCCATAGCTGCAACAGCGGGTTTAACTGCGCCTCCGTCACAACCTCCTGCTCCTGACTTGCTAGGGCAAAGAGCTAAACCTCAGTTTTCTGTTTTTGGTACTGCTCTTCCCAATACAGATGCTGCCCGTCAGGGCCAGACGGCGCACCCTCTCACTGTTCAAACAATGCAGTCTTTCGACATCTTAGACGACGTGGATGGTGGGAGAGCAGCAAAAGAGAAGGCAATATCTGAGGCCACTGGTATGGACCGTTCTGTTATTCGGGACATCCACCCGGCCATGTTGGATCGTTTACTAAAACGACAGGACGTGCAGTACAACTTGGATAGGGCTGTACACACTCGCCGTACAATGGCGAGTAACTTAGAGATGGCCGCCGTTTTAAAAGACGAGATACCGATTATGTTGGCGTCCGAGAGAACGATCACTCGGATGCAGACTATGATGCGTGAGGCTGACGAAGCCGCTGAACCCCCCGGCACTCTTGCCAACATAGGACGAGGTATTGTCAGGGGGAACCGACGCATCAGCGGCATGATTGCATTTGCGGGTGCTTACATAGACCTTTATCAAGCCA